AATATAATGTCAATTCCCTTCGGCGCTAGATTCAATTTGGTGGTTGGCAAAAGTCATCCCGCTCTAGTGAAAATTACAGACAAAAGCCTTAAAAGAGACAATAGGTATGCATCTGCAAAGGCGATCTTCACCAGCTACCCAGCGGATTTCGAAGCGTACGCCATTACCACAGAGTATAATGAACCATTTATTTTGGTCAGGGAAAGCAAGATGCTCATTCCAAGCGAAAGTACAATCTCAAGCGCAATCCCTAGCGCAAGTCCACGAACCACGTCTACCAGGAGACCTTATAAAGGCTACGATTCAGATCCTAATTGTCATGATAATGCAGACTTCTTCGTCAATGGTGATGTTACCAAGACTTGTCAATGGATTGGATTACAGGAAGTAACTCTCAGAAATTTTTGCCACAGGACAGATGTTGCCAACAACTGCCCTGCAACTTGTGAGATGAAGTGCGGTGTGACTCTCTTACCTACCAGTGGTCCGTCTGTGAATAGCATAAGTCCAACAACCACGTCTAACAAGAGACCTGATAATGGCTACAATTCTGGTTCCATTTGTCTTGATAATGCAGACTTCTTCGTCAATGGTGATTCCACCAAGACTTGTCAATGGATTGGATTACGGATAGTGACTCTCACAAATTTTTGCAAGAAGCCGTATGTTGCCGAAAACTGCCCTGCAACTTGTGAAGTTGATTGCAGCGTGACTTCCTTACCAACTAGCAGCCCATCTGTGAAACCGTCAATTGTTGTATCGAATGGTCCATCAATCCTACCTACCAGAAGACCATCTATGAAACATACCAGTATCCCATCTATGAAACCGTCTCCAGATCCATTAAATGGTCCATCAATCCAACCTACTAGCAGCCCATCTGTAAAACCGTCGTCAGATCCATCGAATGGTCCATCAATCCAACCTACCAGCAGCCCATCTATGCCACCTACCAGTAGCCCATCTATGAAACCGTCTGCAGATCCATCAAAAGGTCCATCAATCCCACCTACCAACAGCCCATCTCTGATACCTACTAGTATCCCATCTATAAAACCGTCATCAGATCCATCGAATGGTCCATCAATCCTACCTACCAGCATTCCATCTGTAAAACCGTCGTCAGATCCATCCAATGGTCAATCAATCCCACCTACCAGCAGCCCATTTGTGACACCTACCAGTAGCGCATCTATGAAACCGTCTCCAGATCCATCAAATGGTCCATCAAACAAACCTACCAGCAGCCCATCTGTAAAACCGTCGCTAGATGCATCGAATGGTCCATCAAACCAACCTACTAGCAGCCCATCTGCGACACCTACTAGCAGCCCATCTGTAAAACCGTCGTCAGATCCAACGAATGGTCCATCAATCCTACCTACCAGCAGCCCATCTTTGACACCTACAAGCATCCTATCTGTAAAACCGTCGTCAAATCCATCGAATAGTCCATCAATCCAATCTTCCATCAGCCCATCTGTAAAACCGTCGTCAGATCCAACGAATGGTCCATCAATCCTACCTAGCAGCAGCCCATCTTTGACACCTACAAGCATCCTATCTGTAAAACCGTCGTCAAATCCATCGAATAGTCCATCAATCCAATCTTCCATCAGCCCATCTGTAAAACCGTCGTCAGATCCATCAAAAGGTCCATCAATCCTACCTACCAGCAGCCCATTTGTGACACCTACCAATAGCCCATCTGTAAAATCGTCGCCAGATCCATCGAAAGGTCCTTCAATACCACCAACCAGCAGCCCATCTGTAAAACCGTCGCCAGATCCATCGAATGGTCCATCAATCCAGCCTACCAGCAGCCCATTTGTGACACCTACCAATAGCCCATCTGTAAAATCGTCGCCAGATCCATCGAAAGGTCCTTCAATACCACCAACCAGCAGCCAATCTGTAAAACCGTCGCCAGATCCATCGAATGGTCCATCAATCCAGCCTACCAGCAGCCCATCTGTGACACATACCAGTATCCCATCGATGAAACCATCACTAGATCCATCGAATGGTCCATCAATCCAACCTACTAGAAGCCCATCTGCAAAACCGTCATTAAAATCATCGAATGGTCCATCAATCCAGCCTACCAGCAGCCCATCTATGTCACCAACCAGTAGCCCATCTATGAAACCGTCTCCAGATCCATCAAATAGTCCATCAAACCCACCTACCAGCAGCCCATCTGTAAAACCGTCGCCAGATCCATCGAATGGTCCATCAATCCAACCTACCTGCAGCCCATCTCTGATACCTACTAGTATCCCATCTATAAAACCGTCATCAGATCCATCGAATGGTCCTTCAATCCTACCTACCAGCATCCTATCTGTAAAACCGTCGCCAGATCCATCCAATGGTCATTCAATACATCCTACCAGCAGCCCATCTGTGACACCTACCAGTAACCTATCTGTTAAACCGTCGCTAGATCAATCGTATGGTCCATCAATCCAACCTACTAGCAGCCCATCTGTAAAACCGTCATTAAATCCATCGAATGGTCCATCAATCCAACCTACCAGCAGCCCATCTGTGATACCCACTAGCAACCTATCTGTGATACCATCGCTAGCTTCATCGGATAGTCCATCACACCCACCTACCAGTATCCCATCTGTTAAACCGTCGCCAGATCCATCGAATGGTCCATCAATCCCACCTACCACCAGCCCATCTGCGACATCTACTAGCAGCCCATCTGTAAAACCGTCGTCAGAAACTTCTATAAACCCATCGCCAAATCCATCGAAAGGTCCTTCAATAACACCAACCAGCAGCCCATCTGTAAAACCGTCGCCAGATCCATCGAAGGGTCCATCAATCCAACCTACCAGCAACCCATCTGTGACTCATACCAGTATCCCATCTGTAAAACCGTCGCTAGGTCCATCGAATGGTCCATCAATCCAACCTACTAGAAGCCCATCTGCAAAACCGTCGTCAGATCCATCGAATGGTCCATCAATCCAACCTACCAGAAGACCATCTATGACACCTACCAGTAGCGCATCTATGATACCGTCTCCAGATCCATCAAATAGTCCATCATACCCACCTACCAGCAGCCCATCTGTAAAACCGACGCTAGATGCATCGAATGGTCCATCAATCCAACCTACCAGCAGCCCATCTGCGATACCTACTAGCAGCCCATCTATAAAACCGTCGTCAGATCCAACGAATGGTCCATCAATCCATCCTACCAGCAGCCCATCTGTGACTCAAACCGGTATCCCATCTGTAAAACCGTCGTCAAATCCATCGAATAGTCCATCAATCCAATCTTCCATCAGCCCGTCTGTAAAACCGTCGTCAGATCCATCGAATGGTCCATCAATCCCACCTACCAGAAGACCATCTGTGACACCTAACAGTCACCCATCGATGAAACCATCACCAGATCCATCGAAAGGTCCTTCAATACCACCAACCAGCAGCCCATCTGTAAAACCGTCGCCAGATCCATCTAATGGTCCATCGATCCAGCCTACCAGCAGCCCATCTGTGACACAAACCGGTATCCCATCTGTAAAACCGTCACTGGTTGTATCGAATGGTCCATCAATCCAACATACTAGCAGCCCATTTGCAAAACCGTCGTCAGATCCATCGAATGGTCAATCAATCCAGCCTACCAGAAGACCATCTATGACACCTACCAGTAGCGCATCTATGATACCGTCTCCAGATCCATCAAATAGTCCATCAAACAAACCTACCAGCAGCCCATCTGTAAAACCGTCATCAGATCCATCGAATGGTCCATCAATCCAACCTACTAGCAGCCCATCTGCGACACCTACTAGCAGCCCATCTATAAAACCGTCGTCAGGTCCATCCAATGGTCCATCAATCCTACCTACCAGCAGACCATCTATGAAACATACCAGTAGCCCTTCTGTAAAACCGTCGTCAAATCCATCGAATAGTCCATCAATCCAATCTTCCATCAGCCCATCTGTAAAACCGTCGTCAGATCCATCGAATGGTCCATCAATCCAGCCTACCAGCAGCCCATCTGTGACACCTACCAATAGCCCATCTGTAAAATCGTCGCCAGATCCATCGAAAGGTCCTTCAAAAACACCAACCAGCAGCCCATCTGTAAAACCGTCGTCAGATCCATCGAATGGTCCATCAATCCAACCTACCAGAAACCCATCTGTGATATATACCAGTATCCCATCTGTAAAACCGTCGCCAGATCCATCGAATGGTCCATCAATCCAACCTACTAGCAGCCCATCTGCAAAACCGTCGTCAGATCCATCAAATGGTCCATCAATTCAGCCTACCAGCAGCCCATCTATGTCACCAACCAGCAGCCCATCTATGATACCGTCTCCAGTTCAATCAAAAGGTCCATCAAACAAACCTACCAGCAGCCCATCTGTAAAACCGTCGCTAGATGCATCGAATGGTCCATCAATCCAACCTACTAGCAGCCCATCCTTGACACCTACTAGCAGCCCATCTGTAAAACCGTCATCAGATCCATCGAATGGTCCATCAATCAAACCTACCAGCAGCCCATCTGTGACACATACCGGTATCCCATCTGTAAAACCGTCACTGGTTGTATCGAATGGTCCATCAATCCAACCTACCAGCAGCCCATCTGTAAAACCGTCGCCAGATCCATCGAATGGTCCATCAATCCAACCTACCAGAAGACCATCTATGACACCTACCAGTAGCGCATCTGTAAAACCGTCATCAGATCCATCGAATGGTCCATCAATCCCACCTACCAGCAGCCCATCTCTGATACCTACTAGTATCCCATCTATAAAACCGTCATCAGATCCATCGAATGGTCCATCAATCCAACCTACTAGAATTCCATCTGCAAAACCGTCGTTAGATCCATCGAACGGTCCATCAATTCAACCTACCAGAAGACCATCTATGACACCTACCAGTAGCGCATCTATGAAACCGTCTCCAGATCCATCAAATAGTCCATCAAACCCACCTACCAGCAGCCCATCTGTAGAACCGTCGCTAGATGCATCGAATGGTCCATCAATCCAACCTACCAGCAGCCCATCTGTGACACTTACTAGCAGCCCATCTGTAAAACCGTCACTTGACATATCGAATAGTCCATTAATCCCACCTACCAGGAGTCCATCTGTTACTCCCACGAATTGGCTATTTAATGTCCCCCCACCTATCAGCATCCGATCTTTGACACCTCCTAGCAGCCCATCTGGAAAACCATCACTGGATCGATCGAATGGTCCGTCAATCCTCGTTTCATTTGTTCCTGTTACTCCCACGAATGGGCCATTTACTGTGTCCCTATCTTTTTCAAAAAAGGCCAGGCTACGCACGAAAGCAAACAAGAAACCGAAGAGCCTAAAAGCAAACAAGAAACCGAAGAACAGTTGGAAAATAACGAAGAAGGTCAGTAAGCAACGTAAAGGCCATCGTAGGTACAACTAGAATGGTCCCAAGTTCAGGAAGATGCAGAAGCAAAGCAAACCCCTGGATCGTCACCGACTTTAATATTTTTATACTCCCCATTATCCACCCTGAAATCTTCCTAAAGTAAAGTAAGATCACAGTTACACTTGATCAATGCTTTCTCTAGTAGAGGGAGAAATGCACTATTCATATGCGTATAGTCTGCATTGTAGTGTCTATTCAGCACAAAACCAACTGGGCTTTCTTCGTTGTTTGCACGCAGACCTCTTTCGTAATCCAAAAGAAACACTTGTCCTACATCACTTTGAGATTCTTGAAGCGCACATAACTCGCGCAAACTCTCGTTCCAGAGGAGCATACGCTGCCTACGCAAACCCCGGCCAAGGGATTTGCCATTCTTTTCACTTCGGTGGGCGTGTGGTGCAACTGGCAGCAGTAGCACCTGGAGACTATACTTGCAGGATAACTTTCGAACCGCTCGAATGTAATCGACGACAGTATTCCTCACAGCATCATCACAATCATTTCGAAATCCTCTCAATTGATTCCCGCCAATTCCTTCCCTGCAATCAATTTCGCCAGCACTAAGCATTATTGATCGACAGGATTTGGGCAAACGTTTGAGACAGCAATCAAGATTATGTTTAGTGAAGAATTGTGTCCCTTCTCTTGCATGCCATGCTTTTAGCCCCGTGGTTGGAGACGGTACGATAGTACGATAAATATTGTGATTTTCACTCGCTATATGCAGTGTTTGCCATCCAATGGACAACACATGCGAATCACCAATAGCATAGATGGCTTGGTTTGGGAGATATTGCAAGCTTGGAGGCGGTGAATTTCGGCAACTCTCATACGCAGGCTTTGTAAGAATGCTGACAGTATTTTCTAAGTAAGCTACAAGGCTTTGTGAACACTCTTGTGTTATGTGTTGCCCCCTCTCTTTAAACTTCCGTTGGTCGAGGGCATTGACGATATCCCAGATTGGAACATGATAGGGTATTATTTTTCTACGATGCATCTTGACTCTCTCCCCCAAGACAACCTTGTGAATTAAAACGTAATATGCCCAATGTGATTTATGTGTTTGAGCCATTGCGCGCCCAAGTTTGGAGGACAATGGCATGCTCAACGATAGATGTCTTACCGCTTCACATGCAAGCACAAGAAAGGACGAACCGATTGGTGCCGAATACATAATCTTGAGAAGAAGGATCTGAAGAAGTGGTGAAAGAGGTATGGGACTATGTTTGCTCCAAAACCTCAGCGATGGAGGAATGTACGATGGTGTCTTTTGGTCGATCAGAATTGGATTTTTCTTTTGCGTAGCCTTCGTAACCGCCTCGAGAAGGTCTGCCGCAGAGGATCCTTCCTGATGAGCTTGAATTTTCAAGCTGATCTCTAAATCACCAAAGGCATCCAGTATATTTCGATATATAATAGAACAATGCACTTGAGGGGGTATGTAACACCAGTCCGAAGCCCCACATTTGGATAATCCACATCCACAATTCAATTTGAATCGGTCCATGCCATCCACTGCAAAGATGATTTCTTCACCAATTTTCTGCTCACAGATTTCTTCTTGCTTCGCTATTATGTCAAGCATCCCACCGTTCAAATGAAAAAGTAAAACTGAGAACTGCCACCTCAGGAAAACCTGCTAATTCAGCCATTTGCGCATAGTCCCCTACAGCCTTATCTTTTCAGCTGTCATTAAGATCTCCTTCATTCAAAGAATGAGACAGAATCCACGCCATTGCATAATGGAATGAAGCCTGGGGAGAAAGACCCGCATCACGCAAGGTTCTTCCAGCCAATTCGTGGCCTTTCCATCTCGATGCTATGCTGGTACTTTCTCTGATACATTTGTGAGCTTGCTTCAAGTCCATTTCAAGTGGCGATAAGTTATCTATACCAGAGTGCCTTGATCTCCTATCTAACCGATCTTCAGCATAATTCATAAAGTTTTTTCTATGAGGTTGTACTTTGCACACCTGAACGATGATTACGATGATGACATGATGATACATAATGGGTAGTTAATAATGGGGGAAGGAACAAATCGTGTATCGTCTCATATTTTACCGTCAATGTAACGGTATTCCTCTTTTTAAAATCTCTAATTTTTTCATCTATTTTTCTTCCTGGGAATCTAAAATGATTTTTCCCAAAACGCATGTAAGGAAACGTGACAATGAACAACCACAACCATAATGTCTAAAAAAGTCGATGTTTAAACCGTTTAAAAATCATCATTACGTATCTAAAGCAGTTGTATGACTAAAATGTAGACAGCTCTAAAAAAATCAACTATATTTTATGCGTTGAGAAAAAGACATACATTGGTCAAATTCGTTCAACATGTTTTCATAATTTAA